ATTAACGCTTTGAGCGTAATTAACAGCTTCATCTCGCTGTCTTTCTGCTTCTCTCATCTTATACGTTAACTTATCTATTCGTTTTTGTACTGCATCAGATACTTCATCTAATTCAGCTTTTACGTTAGGCTGTGTTTCTTCAACTACTTCGTCTTTAATTGAATCATCTACATCCGCTTCACGTATATCAACTTCCCCTTCGGGTAATTCTAATTCTATTTTTTCTTCTTCTAGCATGAGTCCTCCTCAAGTTTTTTATGATAAAATTGCTTCTGGGTCGTCGATTAACGCTAATATCTCATCGTCATTTAAAAGACGCATATCGCCACCTTCTATCTGAAAACGAGCTCCAGCATATCTACCGAAAATAACCCAATCACCTTTCTTACACCAAGGTCCATCTGGAAACTTATTAATGTCTCCATATGCATCTGGTCCCGTCTCTACAACGTACCCAACAACAGTTGCTAACCTTTCCTTATCAACTGTTTGTTTAGCTAAATGAATTCCACCCTTAGTCACTGAAGACTGGCTGAAAGGCAATATTAAAATCCGATACCCCGTTGGACGTGGTAACGAATCTGCATGATCGTCTAAGTTATCAGGAGTGATTGTTTCTTCTTCCGCTACATGAGCGGGAATACCATCACTGCCAAATTCTCTCAGAACTCGATCTGGAACTTCTTTCTTTTCGACTTTATTAGTCATTTGCATCCTCCATATTAGAATGTAGGGTTTGAATCTCTTGTTCAGAGAAACTCAAACCTGCTATTTCACCGACTATCCTTTGGTATTGTTCAAAATTCTCAATACTACCAGAAGCCAATGTTTGCATGAGAGCTTCTTTTCTCTCACGGTATTTACGGAGCAAGTGCTCCGTTGCTATGATATAGTCCATTAATTACTTAATTGAACGATACCAAAGAAGTCCTTTTGTTTGTCCATACGCTGCTTTGACTTTAGCCTCTTCTGGCTTATCTAAGCATTCACCTGCTTTAACTGATTCTGTTCTAGTTGTATCCTGTACTTTAGGATCACTAGGAGCAGCTTTATTAGTCTTTTTAGAAGGTGACGGATAATCTCCGTGTCTATTGTCGTAATACTCTCGCATTATTTTTCTCCGTTTTGTTTTCTACTTTCCCTAACTGTTTTTACTAGTTCGGTGTAGTTCTTATCAGCGTCAGCTTTTGCTTTCAGCTCAAGTTCTTGTAAGTCTATAGCAGCTTTAGTATCGTGTACTCTTAAATCAGCTTCTATTTTCTCGCGTTTAATTTGTGCATCTAATTGTGTTTTGTTCATAGTGATTTCTGCGTTTCGCATATCACCTTGTTCTTTTTGCATCAACTGCTCTTTTTCGAGTTGTAGTTGTTGTTCGAACATTTGACGTTGTGGATCTTGTTGTGCTGCCGCTTGAGCTTGTGCCATCGCTTGTGCTTGACCTGTAACTTGTTGCGTTGCTGCTTGTGCCATTAACGCAATCTCGTTCATCATTTCAGGAGGCATTTGTCCATCTTCTATTTGAGGTAATTGCTGACCCATTGCTTGTTCTATTTGTAATTTATACAACATCGCCTGATGTTCTTGAATATTTGCACCAATCGCTTGAGTAGCTACTGGATTTCTTTGAACCATCGGGTTTTGTAAAAAAGCACTATGAGCGGCTATATATGCTTCATGGTTTTGAAACTCATATGCTTTAACTGGGTTGCCTGTTAAAACTGCTTGTTGTTCACTAATAGGATCACGGGGTGGTACTTCTTGTTCAGGCGGAAGTAGTGCATCAATATCTTTTATATTTAAAGCTAAGTACATTTTACGATACGATTCACGTAAATCATGTAATTGTGGGGCTGCTTGTGCCATTTGTAACTGTGTTTGAGCTAAAGTAATTCTTTGCGTCATACTGAAGATATTTGGGTCAGAAACGGGTATAACGTCTACAGAACTATCGAAATCTTCCTTAAAGACGTTTTCAGACGCCCCTTGGACCTGATAAGGGTATTCAGGAGGTAAAAACTCGCCAAATACTCTTTTTAAGATTTTAAACTCACATCTTTGTGCATAATGCAATCTTTTATGGATTGCGGACATAACTCTTTGTCCTTTTTCCATTAGTGCAACGGTTGTTCCTACGGGGGCTTCGGAATTACCATCGCCTGTTGGATCTTCTACGGTTGCTGCAAATCTTTTACCTGAATCAACTAAAGCCCCTAATAAGGTAGCTAATGTACCACTTGGTTCTTTATATGGCAGAGGTAAAAACGCATCTTGAAGTCTTCCTCCAGGAGCATCGACATCACGCCACTCTCCAGGTTGTAACGGGTCATCATGACGCTGAATATTTAATCCTCTTGATTTAAAACCAGCAGGTAAGTTAGAAAGTGTCCCTGCATCAATCAACTGACGTAAAATAGAGGTAACTGATTTAGTTAAACCACCCATCATATGAATTAAACCGAATCCATAGAAACCTAATCCTGGAAGAAACTTATAATGAGTAAAATATTCAATCTTTTTACGCATTGGGTCATTTTCACTGTAGTTAGGTCTAATAGCTAAAACTTTATTGTTGTCTTTACAGATTGTAACGATGTAAGGTAAGGCTAACCCTGTTTCTTCACCGTTAGCGTCAACATCTTCGTACCCTTCAAGGTCTAAATTGACGTGCATCTCTAAAAGAGTGAATTCTTCGTCGCTAATTGTTCTAGTTATGCCTTGAAGCTCTTCAATTTTGTCGTCTATGTCTGTTGTAGACGAACTATTAGAAGGAGACATCATATCGGTGTCTTTATAGAACCCTGAAATCTGTAATTTACGTAATTCGTTTTCGTTCATATGAATTACGTGTGTGATTCGAGGACTGGTAAGTAAATCAACGGCGTAATACGGAACAACAAGGTGTTCTGACTTAACAAAACGTGCAACAGCACGTCCTAACGCAGGATCGTAGTAAATTTTCTTAAATGCGGAACCCGATAACGGAAGATAAAACAGTAATTGGTCCATTTCTGGATCATATTCTTCCATTTTGTAAGTAATTTGGTAATTCATGAAGTTTTTAACACGATTTGCTTTTTCTAACTTAGCGTTATCGGTAATTCCTAAAACTTCGGTATCAACAGGTCCACCTGCTGGTAACATTTCTTTGTATGCTTGTGCTTGAAACTGAGTTACGGCTTCTGCGAGGATTGGATGATGAACTCCTGAAGCTCCAACAAAGGGTTGTGACCTAGTACTAGAATTTATACCTAGTAAATCTAAACCTTCGCTGTATGTTCTAAACCAATCTTCCCTAGATTCTAAATCTTCTTCGTAAGATGAAACTAATTCAGAAGCGATAGTGTTTAATTCACGTTCATCTAAAACGTCCGCTAAGTTTTCTCCAAACTTAGAAGGTGTTTCTTCTTCCATATCGCTGCCGCGAATAATTGAACCGTCAGGCTGAACAAAAAGCTCAGTTTCTTCTTCGGGTTGCTGTACTATCTCTAACTCAACAGGTCCCTGAGAATTAGAAGGCATAGATAAAGGTTGTTTTTCAATAGCCATGGTAATACATCATAGTATGATTTTCCTTAATAATAAACCCTTTCGCCATGAAACGGTTCTTCTTCTTCAAAATAGTCGCTAGACAGAGTTAAAAATCCGCCTTCCCTAAACCTAGCTAAGGCTAAAGTAGTCGCATCAACTAAGTCATCGTTCTCTCCGTTAGGAAAGTCAGAAACTTCATCCATAAGTTCTTCGCCCCAACGATTGTCAGGTACCCAAACCCTTCTATCTTGAAAAATAGGTGAAACAGAATTCAATCGTGCAATTTTATCTTGTCCTTTTCCAGGAGAAAAAGTATTTACAGGTATACCTACTCTACGTAATTCTTGCACTAACGGTATACCACTAGCTTTCGCTTCAATAATCATTGTATCGGGTTGCCAATACTCATACAAACGTAAAGCTTCGGCTTTTAGTTCAGGGAAATCAAAACGTTCTTTAACACAATCTATTAATATTAGATGAGCTTCGTCTCCGTGGTAATGTTCTTCTCCTATTTTACCTTCAGGGTAAAACACACCCCAAGTAGTAATCGCGGTAAAGTCAGCTCTTTCGCTTTTTAGAAACGCTGTATCAAAACTTTGAATTAAGTAATCGCATTTAGGTGGCTTTTCTTCGTCCCAGATCATAAACCAGTCTTTAGGTATAATCGAAATACCTTCACCTGTAGGTCTTTGCATATACTGAGCCGCCCATTTTCCTGGACTAACAGAAGCTTTAATACTTTCTAGTTCTTCTAACTTCCAATAGTTATTCCAAAGCGGAGCACCGCTAGGTAAAATAGCAGGAAACTCAATTAGTTCCCATTGGTCTGCTCCTGGATCTTGTGCCATCTTCTTCAATAAACGTCCTGTCAGGTCTTTTTTATTCCAACGGGTCATTACAATAACGATTGCCCCTCCAGGTTGTAACCTTTGTCGTGGACCTCCCATAAACCATTCGTATGCTTCTTCTAACGCTTTATCTGACATAGCGTCTTGTTCAGAATGGGGATCATCAATAATAAACAAATCCGCTCCCCTTCCTGCTAACGCACCCCCGATACCTGACGCGTAATATTCTCCGCCTTGGCTCGTTAACCATTTACCCGCAGAACGACTGTCTGATTTCAAAGAAGTATCAGGAAAGAGTTCGTGGTATTCTTCGCCGTCAATTAAATCACGGACTTTACGTCCAAAGTTAATCGCAAGGTCGGCGGTATGGGTTGCTTCAATAATTTTTAGTTTTGGGTTTTTCCCTAATAAGTACGCAGGGAACAAATGAGATGCAAACTCAGACTTTGTATGTCTAGGCGGCATATTGATAATTAAACGTTTGAGTTTACCTGTAGCGATATCATCGAAAGCCTTAGCCATTT